AAATACTACGTTTCCGGCATTAGGGAATGAAGCAATTGGATTTACTTTACCATCATAAAGTGAATCACGATTAGATTGGGTATATTTTCTTTCAGGCTTAACTACTGTAGATAAACCACCTCTATTTAAACCAGCAGGTGCAAACCAAGGCTCAGCTACTCTATCATTAAAAGCATAAACACCCGGGATTACTGTTGAAGCTGGAACCCAAATTAATTGACCTGTTCCTGGGTCTGATACTCTTAACCATGGTGCATAAGCTGCAGCATAACTTGAATTCAATTCAGCTGCTTCTCCTGTATAAGTTAAAATTGTTGAGTTATAAGGAGCTAAATCAACTACAGCAATAGCATCACCTCTTTCTTGACACATATTAATCAATTGAGCTACTTCTGTTGAATGTTGGTTTTGATTTAAACCAGGCATTGTGATTACATTAAATTGGAAATCATCTTGATTTGAGAGTAAACTAATTGATTGAGTATAATCATCTGGACTAATACCTTGAACATTAGTTGCAGTAATTTCTTCATTAAACTTTGCAGGGCCCCCCACAAATATCTCTCCATCAGCACCACCAAATGAACCACTTCCAACCGCAGGCATAGAACCTGTAAATTCAACCTTGGCATTTCCTGAATTATCTAGATAACGAGGTGTGTTGAAGTTAACAGCCTCTACTCTAATATAATTTGATCGGTTTGGATAGCTTCCCGTTTCTTGTACATAATAACCATCAGTAGCATCTCCACCAATTGTTTCTTTAGTATCACCAATTACTTTAGTAATGTAATTCTCAGAGAAAGGATCTAATGATAGATTGCTGAATGTCTCTATGACTGATTTTTCTCTTTGAGTATCATCTCCTCTTCTAACAACTAGAGTAAATTGACCTGATGAAGTATTTACAAATGGGATTTCCCATCTTACATTATCAATAGATCCACTTTCTAAAGCACCTGTACTAGCTTCAGTAGAAGTACTGTTCATAATATCACCCTCAGATAAAGTAGCTAACACAAAAGGAGATAAACCTGAAGTAGGACCTGCAGAACCTGTGGCAATAGTTGATGAAGTGGCTGATGTAAAAGAACCTGATACTACTCTGGTAACTAATAAAGTTGTACCTCCTTCTGTGAAGTAATTATATGCTGAGTATGAAGTTAAATGGGAATAAACACTTCCACCACTGACGAAAGTTTCTCCAAATCTACTTACATAATCGCTGTATGAGGTAACTAGAGTAGGTATATTAACAGGACCTTTTACAGTAGGTCCAAGAATAGCTGTTCCAGCTTGGGTTGGTTGTCTTGTGATAAAAGACTGATCGTTTTCTCTTGCTAAAACGCCCGGGGAGACTAAAGTTTCTGCCATCTTATTTGGTTTTTTATGATATTATTTTGTTATAAATATTATATTTTTTATTAAAAATTATTTGGATATAAACTCTCCTGTTTCAATATCGATATTTCCATCTCCATATTTATCTTGAAGGGTTTGACCAATTTTTACTTCCCTATCTTTAAGTTCTTTAAGTTTTGTTATTAATTCTTCTTTTCTTAAAGATAAATTTTGTATTACAACTTCTAATTCACCAAATTGAGATATTAAATTATTATTTTCAACTTGCAAATTTTTAACTTCTTGTAACTCTTCTTGTGTTAAAACTTTTTTTTCCATTATTTTATTTTATTATAATTATACATATTAAAAAAACTATAGTAAATAAAAAGAATATTAAAAGAAAAATTCTCCTCCACCACCTCCAGATGAATAATCAATATCAAACCCTGTTCCAGGAGTATCTAGTTTAGATAACTCTTTAGAAGCAGTGTCTATATATGATGATACTTGATAATTTGATTCAGAGTTATATACACTAAAATTATAATTGCCATCACCATTAAAACTTCCTGTTTTAAGTAATATTAATTTATCACCAACTTCTTGATATAGACTTAAACTTGAGGTACCATTATTACTATTAGCAATACTACCGGATATGGATTGTGTTATACCATGATATGTAACTGAAAAATCCCAGGCTTGTCCGCTACAGTTATGATTAACCACCCATTCAAATGTTCGGTTTATTGAAGGATCTAATCTTGTATCATCTATATCACCTGGGTATCTATGCCAGATCCCATATGTGGGGTAATTACCAATTATTAATGCCTCTTCTGTATCTTTTCTGGTTAATCCTGAATAAACTGTTCTCTGTACTGCAGAGGGTAGATCTATAGATGTTGTAGTACCAGGCACATATACAGTTAACTCATGACCAACAATAGCCTGATCACTATAATTATGCATATTTACGTTTGTGCCTTGAACATGATAATCTTGACCAGATGGGAAACTATAGGATGCTGTAAATTGAGAGGTATTGGTAGGATAAAAATCAATTACATTTAGTATAGTATGGGTACCATAATGTTTTACAGTTTGACTATGATTATCAATACCACTAGGATGAACATCTGATAAATATGCTAATTTTATAAGACCTGTTACATTTGATATAAGTCTTACAGATGTTGTATATAACTCTATGGGTATAATATTCGTACCTGTGTGGAGAGATATACCTTCACCTTCAGATGAACCTGTATCTATTCTATGTTGAAATGTATTAGGACCGCATTCTACTGCTCCATGTAAAAAATAATTTTTAAATGATTGCGGTCCTACCTTAACATTTGGATTATATCCACCTTGAGGACCATCAAAGTTTATTTCTACTGCACAGTTAGATTGGGTAACGTTAGTTTCTGGTATGTATATCTCAGCGTTGAATACACTTGCACTAGCTTCTACATTAGGTAATTTATAAAAATCTATGGGAAGTTCAACATAATTTAAAACTTTTGTAGTAGATGTTGTTGTAAATTCAAATGTAACCCATTCTTGAAAAAGAATTGAGGGCCATCTACTTGCTAGTGTGGACTCCATTTCTAATGTATGAGTTGAACTAGCATCCAAACCAGACGTATCTATTTGATAATAATCATACGTGCCACTATTAAGTGTACCTAATACGGGGGGTAAGGTGGTTTGGGTACCCCCATCAAATGAAAATTTAAGGCTCATACCATTAACGCCCGAATATTTATTTCCTCGAATTTCAACCCATCTTTGTCTAATAACAGGGCTGTTATATCCGTTCAAAAGCCCACCAGCACCTGTTAATTGAGCAAGCGTTGCAAACTCTGTTGCCGATGTAGGCACATAAGTATGATATGATTCTAAAGGAAGACACACAGTTTGAATTCTAGAAGTACCAGCATCTGCATCATATGTATAAGTAATCTCAAACCAACCATATGTTTTTTGAAAATCTGTGCTAGTTCCTGTGGATGTATTTATTAATATTTCAGTTGTACATGCTTGAGATGTTCGACTAGCATCCCATCCGGTGTCATCATTAAAATAAGCTGTAAAATCAATAGGGCCAAATGTTCCATTTAAATTTTCACCACTATTAACTAGATCATTTTCAGCTGCATATGTGAAGGTGGATGCTGCAGCTGCATCTGCTAACGTTATTTGTGCCCCATAGTTAGTAATTCTAAATCCATTAGTGTTCGTCCCTGTTGAACTATCTTCCCACGAAAAATAAAGCATTGCACTTGTGAAAGTAACGTCTGCATCTCCATTTTCGGGGATATAAATAGTTGGGGTACCAATTGTAGTTAATGTATTGTTACTTATAGAACTTATAGCATCAAAATTTACAGCTACTCTTATTGTTTTTTGTTTGTATGATGCCATAATTTACTCTTTTAATGTAAAACCTTTATAATTTGCAATTGCTTGGAAAACTGAAGATCCATCGCTCCAATCTGTTATTGATGATAAATCTGTAGTCCACAGTTCTCTGTAATACATCTCTCCGGTTTCATTCCAAAGTCTAAAATCTATCGTACATATAGATGATCCTATATCAAAATCTACTACTCTAGCACCTACTAGGCTTATAGTATCTCCTTCAACTACTGATGGATTTGTCTCAAATTTTGTCATAATAACCTTATACTATAATTAAGTTAATAATATGTCTAATTCTAATGCTATATAATTTGCATTATCGTTTGACTCTACCTCTAAAATAAATACATCACCCGGTGCAACCGCGGTTGTCCACCCTGTTAATGTAGTAGAATACACTAATTCGGCTGAAGATAATGTTGGTTTAGCACTAGCCACAATTGAGTTTGAATTTGTTGGTATCGCAGTATTTGCTTTCCAAATATCTAGTACTGTAGAAGTTGATTGATCCGAAACTACTTTATAACCTACAATAGTTCCTAAATATGGAACAGTTTTTCTTCCTTTAGCACCTGTGGTTATTGCACTAGTACTAGAAACTCCCAACTCAAAGGCGACTGTCCTAACATTATCATATAAAGAACTTCCAGATATGTTAGTTAAAGCCACACCATCACCTACAAAACTTCCTGTGAAAGCTGAGCCGGTAACCGGTCCTGTACTAAAGATTGAATTTAATTCTGCATTACTGCCTGAGATAATGACTTTTTTCCAATTAGGCATGTTATATTTTTATTATGGTTGGTTACACAGATATGGCTGTGGCCACTTCCCTATTATTGTAGGGCCAATAATTTGTCATAAATATTACATTTATTTCTTAGATGTAGTCTTAGTAGGGGGGGTTATTGGGGGTTCTTGTGCTTTTTGGATAGAATTATTAACCTTATTTAAAAGTTGAGTTAAAAAAGGAGCATCCGAGCCCTTGATAGTAATACTGTTTAAAGCTTGTAAAATAGTAGTTAATTCAGTTAAATCTAAATTTCCTAAAGAATGTTTCATAATTATTTGTTATTTATCGTTTTCGGGGGGGAATGATAAATAGCTGTTTTGCATTTTCAAAACTAAATTATAAAGAACTTCTACTACCTCTCCTTTAAAATTACTATTTTTTAGAGTTCCTAAAATTACTTCTAATTCTTGTTTAGTTAAACTTACTTTAACTTCATTAGAATTTTCTATAATTTTATTTTTATTTACTTGATCTAATAACCCCATAACTTTTTTTTTTATTTTACTAAGTATAAATATAAACCTCTCCTGTATCACTTGCAACAAATATATTGCCATAGCCATTACTTGCCCCACCATAATCGGGGTTTGCAGGAAGATTAGCAGCTTCACTTGATGTAGCGGATACTAAATAAGCATCTGGGGTTATTGCTGTTGCCGTTCCAGCCAAACCATTTTGCAATGCCCATCTGTCTGCAGATGCATCATATCCTACGGCTAATCCTGTTCCATCAACATTACTTTGAACAATAATACCTCCATCAGCTGCTGAAGTTGAACCAGAAGCAAATATTGCAAATTTATCAGCTACTAATAGATTCGAAGATGAAATAGTAGTTGTAGTACCATTTACATTTAAATTTCCTTCAATTGTAGTATCACCAGAAACTAATATATCATTAGTTACCGTTAAATCATTTCCAATGGTAACATCATTTGGTAAGCCAATTGTAATGGTTTGAGCTGTAGCAACAGACTCAATTTCATTACTAGTACCTGCTATAGTTAATGTTTGGGTTCCTAAATCAACTGTAGTACCATCTGTAGAACCTGAAATAGTTAGTGTAGTGTCAATTCCTGATAATCCACTACCATCCCCTGTGAATGAACCTGAAAATGAACCTGTAGCTGTTATTCCAGTTACTGAATCTGCTAAAGTTAAACTATCAGTACCTTCTACAGCTAGGTTAGTACCTGCTAAGTCAGTTAATAAATTACCATAAGTAACAAATTTACTAGCACCATCATTAATAAAAAACTTATCAGCAGTAACTAAATTTGTTTTTTCTGTAACAGGGAAACTAGCAGCAACCCCAGATAACCCTGATCCGTCTCCAAAGAAAGAACCACTAAATGAACCACTTAAAAATGTATCATTTATAGATGATGAAATTTGTTGGTTTGTTCCAACATTTAATTGAGAAAGTTCAGCTGCACTTCCTGATACTATTATTTTTTTCCAAGTTGCCATACTACTAAATTATTTTTTGTTATACATATTATACCCCATAGAAAAATTCACTCCCGCTAAACATTATCCCACCTTCTATGGGGGTGGATGTTCCTGAGTAGGGTAAAAGTTGTAAAATTCCTTCTGATGTGAATTTTACTCCATTCCCATCTTCGTTTTTTATTAATATTAAATCAGTACTAACCCCATTAACTTCAAGTATTGCTTGAGGAGTAGCACCATTTGTTCCTATACCTAATTTACCACCCACAAAAATTATATCTGTGTTACCATTAATTACATTATTTTCTCCAGAGGTTGTAAGGATTCTTCCAGAAGCATCATTATTAGTGATAGTAACACCATCACCTCCTCCTGATACCGCTTGAGGTGATGAAATACTAACTTGATCTAAAAATCTTATGCGTCCCCCTCTAGCCATTTATTATCCTATAGTATTTGATCTATTTTGTGCTTCTTTATTTCTACCACTTGTAGAAGAATTAGTAACAACTGTTCTATTTCCTCTTGTTTCTACTTCACCTTTTTCAAATACACTAGCATCTGAGGTAGTTTCAACTGAAAATATAATTTTAGATTTATCTGTAAATTTATTAATAGCTGTTAAGTTCTTTTGTATTGTATCGGGTATAATATAACCATTAAGGGTTAAATCAAATGTTGATTTTACAATTCTATCTTGACCTTGATTTAGTTCATTTATAGTATTAAAAGAATCAATTCTAGCACTAAATTTAAATCTTTCAGGATTACCCCAATAACTATCTGAAGCATAATTTACAGCTTCTATTATTTTATTTAGTTGTTCTATGTAATAAGTTTGTATAGTGCAAGAATATTGCAATGTAACATAATCAGGAACAATAACAGGGTAATAAGTTTTTTCTGGGATTCTATTATTTAATACTTCAAATGGTCCATAGGCATTTCCACTAGTATATCTTTTTTGAAATACTCCAAAATTAACAGGATTATTAGCATCTAATTTATTACCTATATTTCGTACTTTTTGAAGATTAGTTCTTTTAAATAAAATTATAGGAGACATTATTTTACCATTTTTGTCTCTATAATATCCATCTTTTTGAAATGATTTCCATCTTTCAGGAGCACCATAAATAATAGGAACATTAATTCTTTCTCCATTTTGTATTACAAAAGGTTTAATTACGTTTTTAAAGTAATACATAATAGATTCATCAATATCTTGAATACCTAAAGTAAAAGGTTTTACAGTATCATTCCTAAAAGATTGTTCATGACCCCTATTTTTCGAACCAAAATTATTAGGATTACCTAAATTTTGATCATAAGGATCAACAAACCCATTACTTATTTCCTTTTGTGATTTAGGAACTGGTTTTCTATTATATGATGCTTGATTATCGTTCATTAAAATCTTTCTTTCTTAGGTGAAATTCCTAACTTATCAGCAGGAATAATATGAGTTTTAACAATTACTGAAAAATTACTACCAAATTGATCTAAATCATTTTCTAATGGGTTTTCAGCATTAGGGTAATCTGGGTTTTTACCTACTACATACTGATTAGAGACTGTAGAATTTACCTCATAGTATGATTCTTGATATAATACTATATCTCCTATTTCAATTAACACATTAGCATCTATTAAATCATCTCTTAAAAATCTAAATTCAACCCCCCAATTAAAATCAATACCTAAATCACTTTCAGGATAAGCTTGGTCATCTCTAGAAATTAAACAATTTAATAATACAGGCTCATCAAAATACCTAGTTCCAGGAGTTTCACCATAGATGTTTACTTTGGTTTCTGCTAGTTGGGGTTTATAGATAGCGGCTTGTTGGGAAATAATATCTCCCACAAGTTCTCTACTTAAACCTCTGAATAAACTAACATCTCTTGAACCTCCAAAAAGTGCACACATTCTTAATTATTTTTTATGAGATATAAATTGTAAATGGTACTTCATTTAATTCCTGTTTTCTAAATTCTGTTTCTTGTGTCCTAGCTTCTAATAAATTTTTGCGAGAAGTCTCATCAAAATAAGTTCTTAACCTTTCAATTAAAGCTGTTTTTTCAGATGTTGCAGCTGTAATTAAATCACTTTGATTTAAAGTTACGGTATCACCTGGGATTGGCACGGACCCATATTTGCCTCTTACATATCCTAGCATTTCTTTTACTAGAGATAATGTGTATTCAAATATCCAACTTCTACCTACTGAATTTATCTTAGAATAAATAGGATTAGTGTAAGGAACATTAGATACATCTGTAATTTTATTAGTACCATCTTGGAATGCCGCTGCTGCTCTTTCAGATTTTAAAATATATTGTATTTTTAATTTTGC